GTGGGGCTCGCAGACGCTCGGGATCAAGGGATGGCTCAAGGATGGCGGCGCAATCGATCCCGCCGACGAGGAGCTTTATCAGGACTTGATCGGCCCTGAGACGGTCGCCCGGACGGACGGCAAGGTCCAGCTCGAAAGCAAGCAGGACATGAAGGCGCGCGACCTTCCGTCCCCGAACAAGGCCGACGCCCTGGCCCTGACGTTTGCCCAGCCGGTGGTTCACAAGGATCGCGGACGGATGATCGGTGCTGCCAACCATCACACCGTAGAGGTCGAGTATGACCCCTATGCGTAAGGCAACCTGAATGTGCTCCGTCAACACTCCCAAGGCGCCCGTGCTGCCTCCTGAGCTGGCCGCGATGCGGATGCCAGACGGCGGTGCCATCCGCGACACCGCCGAACGGCGCATCCTCGATCAGGTGCGCGGCAACAACACCATTCTCACCTCGGCCTCGGGCGTTACGTCCTTCGCGCCGACTGAGAAGAAAACCCTGCTGGGGGCGTGATGGATAGCTCGGCATACAATCGCGGCTACCCGACTACGATCGGCCGCGTCGTCGCCATCCTTGGCCTGGTCGCATCGGTAGCCATTGTGGCCGGTGGCATTGGCGTCTCAATCGGTGCGTCACTGGAGCCGTCCGGCCGGGCGCCGGGCGCTGACCCCGCCGTCCAGTGCCTCACCGCAAGCGAGGCATGGTCGCTGACCGGCGAGCCGCTGCCAGCCGGGCGCAAGTGGGTGCTCAAGTGACCGACGCTCGCTACGCTGCCCTAGTCGACGCCGTCCGTGTCCGCCCGAACAAGCACGCCATCGGCCTGCTGGCCCATACGCTCGAGATGCTCGAAGACATTGCGGCCTGCGACCGGACCGCGGAAACCCGCATCGAGGCCGCAGCCCTCCGCGACCTGATCGACATGAATGCCCGGATTGGGATAGCGCTCGCCCAAGGCGATGCGAATTCCACAACCACGATGCGAGGCACTGAGTAATGGCCGCCGCTGTTGAGACGCTTCGCGCAAAGCACATCCGCCGCAAGGCAAGCCTCAAGGAGGTGCGGAACCCCTATCATGATCAGTGGCGGGAGTTGGCTGAGAACATCGCCCCGACGCGGTTGCGCCTCTCCCTGAACAAGGACGAGGGCAAGAAGCTGCGCGGCTCGATCATCGACACGACCGGCTCCTATGCGCTTCGGACGCTCGCCTCGGGCATGCACTCGGGCATCACCTCACCGGCCCGTCCGTGGTTCCGCCTCACCACGTCCGACCCGGAGTTGAAGGAATTCGGCCCGGTCAAGGACTATCTGGCGGGCGTCGAAACCGGCCTGCGCGAAGTGTTTCATGCGTCCAACATCTATTCGAGCTTCCACAAGGGCTACGGTGATCTTGGCCTGTTCGGGCAGTCGTGCGGCCTCCTGGTGGAGGACAAGGATCACGTGCTCCGCATGATCCAGCTCCTGCATGGATCGTTCTGGCTGGCCCGCGACCACACCGGCGTGGCCACCACCCTTTGCCGGGAGTTCTCCTGGTCGGTGGAGCGCATCGTCGCTCGGTTTGGCTACGATCGGTGCTCGACCAGCATCCGCAACGCCTACGACAAGTGCGACTATGACGAGCGCCACACCATCAATCACCTTGTCGAGATGCGGCACGATCGCAACCCTCGCAAGATGGACAAGCCCAACAAGCTGTTCAGCTCGAACTATTGGGAGGAGGGCGCTGCGCCGCACCTCGATCCCAACGGCATGCTCGAAGTCTCGGGTTTTGATGGGAACCCCATCATTGCGCCGGCATGGGAGCTGATCGCTGAGGATCACTATGGCGTCTCGCCCGGCATGGATGTTCTGCCTGACGTGAAGTCGCTGCACCTGATGCAGAAGCGGTTCCAGGAGGCCGTTGACAAGAAGGTCCGCCCGCCGATGACGGGGCCGACCAGCATGAAGAACAACCCCGCCTCGCTGCTGCCCGGCGCCATCACCTACGTCGATGATCCGACCGGCCGGCAGTTCCGCGCGGCCATCGCCGTTGATATCTCGCTCCAGGAGCTAGAGGCCAAGATCAACCAGGGCCGCCAGTCGGTCGACAAGGGTCTGTATGCCGACCTGTTCCTGATGCTCTCGAACATGGAGGGTATCCAGCCGCGCAACATCATGGAGATTGCTGAGCGCAAAGAGGAAAAGCTTCTCGCGCTTGGGCCGGTGCTTGATAACATCCACGGCGGCCAGCTCGGCCCCGTGATCGATCGCTCCTTCACCATCGTAGAACGTACGGGCCGCTTTGGTCCTCCACCGGAGGAGCTTCGCGGGAAGCCGCTCAAGGTGGAGTATATCTCGGTCCTGGCGCAGGCGCAGAAGGCCGTGGCCACTGGCTCGATTGAACGCTATGCCGCGTTCATCGGCAACCACGCCGCGCTCTACCCGAACATCCTCGATAAGTACGACGCAGACGAAGCGGCCGATACCTATGCCGACATGCTCGGCGTGCCACCCGCGCTCGTGGTCCCGGACGATCGCGTTGCAGAAATCCGCTCCGCCCGCCAGCAAGCCAACGAGGCGCAGGCCAAGGCGCAACAGATGGCGGACATGGCGCCTATCGCCGTCCAGGGTGCGCAGGCGGCCGAAATCATGTCGCGCACTGACACCGGAAACCCGGCCTCGCTGCTCGCTAAATTGGGGATCGCCGGCTGATGGATGAAGATGCGTTGTCGTCCCAACTATCTCCCGCGCAAATGAACACCAACGACGATTTGCTCCTCGATCTTGAGGCGCTGATCGCCACATCAAGCGGCCGTGCCGTCCTTATGTGGCTCCTCGAACAAGCCGGCCTATACGCTTCGCTCTACGCGGTAGAACCGGGCCTGACGGAATTGAATATCGGGCGCCGCGACATGGGTTTGCGGCTCCTCACGAAGCTCGAAGAAGTATCGCCAATCGCCTATCCGCGCATGCTGCTCGATTACGCCAGCGACCGGATGAACGCCAAGAAAGAGCCGCATGTCCTCGATCAAGAATGAGCCGGCGATCGGCGCCCCGCCAATGGCATTCGCCCCGTCCAACTATCTCGGCGCGGCGCGGATTGCATTTGCCCCGGATGATGCGATTTCCGCAGCGCCCGTTGTGGCCGATGCGCCGGCCGCACCCGCGGTCGAAGCTCCGGTAGTCGCCGCGCCGGCGGCCGCTGTCCCAGGCTCGGTGCTATATCCCGAGGCCGATCCGGCCGCTGCGCCTGCTGAGCCTGACGCGCCTGCCGGCGAAGGTGGCCCGGATGTCACCGGCCTGTCCGATGAGGATGCTGCCGCCGTCCAGGCTGCGTTCGCTGAGCGCGCCGCTGAGAAGGCCGCCCGCAAGGTCGAGCTCGATGCCATGTCGCCCGAAGACCGGGCCACCGCCGAGAAGGCCGACGCCGACGCTGAGGCCGATGAAGCCCGGCTCCGCACCGTGCCCGCCGATGGCGTCTATGACATTCGCCTCCCGGAAGGCGTCGAGATGGATGCGGAACTGTTGGCCGCGATCTCGCCCGACCTAGGCGATCTGTCGATCACCAACGGGCAGGCCGAACGGCTGGCAGCGACCTTCACGACCGCGATCACCGCCAAGGCTACCAAGGCGGCCGAAGCGTGGGCTGAGACTGTGTCCGGATGGGCTGACACCGCCAAGGCCGACCCTGAAATCGGCGGCGCCAAGTGGGACCAGACCGTCAAGGACGCGCATCGCGCCATTGGGCAGTTCGGCTCCCCGGCGCTCCGCGAATACCTCCTGCATTCCGGGGGAGGCAACAACCCCGAAATGATCCGAGCGTGGTCCAAGGTCGGGGCTGCGATCGGTGAAGACAACCCGGCCGGTGGCGACCCTCCGGGCAAGCCAGACACACCGGCCGACAAAGCCGCCGTGCTGTACCCCAACGATACCCCGAAAGGAAAATGAACTATGGCGGCCCTGTCCTCCACCTACCTGAACCTGATCGACATCCAGAAGCAGAATGATCCCGCCATTGGCGAAGTGGTCGAAGTGTTGAAGTCTCAGAACCCGATCCTGGATGATGCTGTCGCGATGGAGTGCAACTCCGGCGCCACGCACAAGCACGCCATCCGCACCGGCCTGCCGACCCCTGCCTGGGGCGCTCTCTACAAGGGCATCCCGCAGTCCAAGTCGACCCTCCAGGCCGTCGAGGATACCACTGGCTTCCTGGAAGCTCGCTCTGGCGTCGACACTCGTGCGCTCAAGCGCTCGAAGAACCCCGCCCAGCTCCGCCTTGGTGAGGCCACATCGCACCTCGAAGCCATGAACCAGGAAATGGCCTCTGGCATTTTTTATCACGACACCGCGACTTCGCCTGAGAAGTTCAAGGGCCTGGCCGCCCGGTTTGGCGTCAAGGGTGGGGGCGGCGCCGGCAACCAGATTATCGACGCTGGTGGGACCGGGTCCGACAACACCTCGATCTGGTTCGTCACCTGGGGCGATCATGCCTGCCATCTGCTCTACCCGGAGAATTCCAAGGCCGGCGTCGAGCGCGATGACAAGGGTGAGCAGCGCGTTACCGACGCCGCCGGCGACCCCTACTACGTGAAGGAAGAAACCTTCACCTGGCACATGGGCCTCGCGGTTAAGGATTGGCGCTACGTGTCGCGCATCGCGAACATTGATGCGTCTGATCTGGCGGCCGGCAGCGTCGATATCTACAAGTTCATGCGTCTGGCATACTGGAAGCTCCAGAGCCGCCGCATGGATGGCAAGACTTCGCGCATCGCGATCTATGCCAACCGGGATGTGCTGTCCGCACTGGATGGTCTGGCAGTCGGCTCGGGAAGTGGTTCCAACACGTTCCTGAACGTGACGCCCAAGGAACTGGAAGGCAAGGAAGTCCTGACTTACCGGACCTTCCCGCTCCGCGAAGTCGACGCGCTGCTGAACACGGAGGCCCGCGTCGTTTGATCTGAATGATGCGATTTTCTCACTGATCGCATTGCTTCCAACAATGCCCCATCGCGATGGTCGCGATGGGGCACCTCCTCCGGCTCAAGGAACCCTGCCGTGATCTTCGACAAGTCTCTCCAGTTCTCCGACGCGCAGGTGATCACCGCCACCGCCGCGTCGACCAACTCCATCGACTTCGGCCCTGGCGGTCGCGTCTATGGCGCCGCCGCCGACATTCCCCGCGACATCGCGCGGTCGGTCCATCTCCCGCTCCTGATCCAGGTTGTGGAAGCCTTCAACACCCTGACATCTCTCACGATCTCGCTGGAGTTGGACACCACGACCACGTTTACGCCGGACAAGACGATCCAGCTCGCCTCGATCCCGCTGGCGAACCTGACGCTCGGCGCCCAGGTCTACTATGCGGAGCTGCCGCAGGGCATCAGCATGCGGTATGCGCGGCTTAAGTATACCGTGGTGGGCACTGACCCGACCACTGGCAAGATCACGGCCGGCATCGTCGACGGCGTCCAGTCGAACGGGACGCCGTAATCATGGCCCGGTTTCTCGTGGCTGCGTTGGCGCTCGGCTACATCGGCAGCAAGCTCCGCAATCCGGGCGACAAGTTCGAAGTCTCCGACGAGGAGTTTTCGGACGCGTGGATGGAACGTGCGACTGGGGCGCCGCCCGCTGCCCCGGCGCTGTCCGCCATGTTCGTCCTGCCGCCTGCGGCCGGCGTGGTGGCGATCCCCGCCGACTGGCGGACGGTCCATTACTCCAAGCGCATCTTCATCGCGAAGGCGATCTCCGGCATGGACGATGTGTCGGCAGAGATGGCCGTCACGATCATCGAGGCAGAGGCAAACGCTCGGGATGATGTCGCACGCGGCATCATCAAGGCGCCCGCCGCCGTGACCCTCACCGCCGAACAGGTGGAAGTTGCTGCTGCCGCGGCCGCTGCCGGCGAACCCGACGAAGACGAAGACGAATAAACAATGGGGCGGCCCCGGTCGCCCCATCCTCCCCCACTAGGAAATCCACGATGGCCGCCTCAGTCACGCTACTCAACGCCGCCGCCGCGACAGGCGCCGCGCTCGCCATCCAAATTGGCGGTGATTACTGCTTCGCGGTCAACGGAACGTTTGGCGGCTGCACCGTGGCGCTCGAAATGCTCGGGCCGGACGGCACGAATTATATCAACACTGGCGTGAGCGCAACGCTCACGGCTGCCGGCGCTGCCATTGTCACGCTGCCGCCTGGCACGTATCGCGCCTCGATCGCTGGCGGAGCCGCCATGACGATCACGGCAACACTCAAGGGCGTTATCTGATGGGTATTCCGGGGCCGATGGAGCGCAGCATGGCCCGGCCTATGGGGCGCTCCCTTATCAAGGGCGGGCCACCGGCCGGTTTTGCCTGGCTAACGCTCAACGGCAAGTACCTGACGCTAAACGGCAAGAACCTGATGGTTAGGAGCCCGTAATGGCTAACATTGACATCGAAGCGCCGGGAACGGATGCTGTTGACCTGATGCGGGCCTTGGGCGGGGCGCTGTTCCCCTCCGGGCTTGCGGCGCTCGACCTGACGGGGGCGACGAATGAAGCGACCGACTTGCAGGCATACGCTGACTGGTGTGCCACGAACAACATGGACATGGTGCTGCCCAACGGTGGCATAATCGGGCTGGCCTCGCCGCTCGTGCCGCCTAGCGGAGTAGGTATCGACTTTAACGGCTGCACGCTAAAGGCACTGACCGGGCTCGTCGGCGGCGTCGTTCGCCTCGG